AGTAATAAAGCCTGTACCGATAATTGCGGCCAGCCATTCAAGAAAAGTTATCATCCCTCTACCCCTTCCGAGATGATGGTTGGGTTGATTAGGTCAGACCAGCAAGCAGACCCCAAGTTTTTGTCGCTCCACCATTCGTCCCTATACCCTTCAACCCTTAATCGCGCCCACTTTATGCGACCTAAACTCAAGGTACCTTTGTGAGAAGCCTCAACAATCGCTCCAAAGTTCTTAGGTTCGATGATGGGTGGAGTCAATTGTTTTAGAACTTCGCAAATTAAAGTTGCCTCGTAACCTTGGTCGCGTAAAATTTCGTAAGTATTTTGCGCCTTGAGTCGCGCATTAGGAATCTTTTTCAAGTCAATCACCACCGCATCCTCGTCCACCACTTTGACTTTGCGGAGGTTGGTGACTTGCGAGATGTCCATGATTGGCGACACAGAAGAATCCTGAGCCACATAAAGAGAAACCGATGTCCGTTCCCAATGTTTCCATCCATACTCCGTCTTTCCTTCGTATTCCCATGCCCATAGTTGAGTCATTGTTACCCTCCTGTTTTATAAAAGCCGCCGGTCTTAAAGATAACTGGTGCGGCATCCCAGACTCTAATCATTTCGTACTCTCCACAATCTTTACATTCTGGTATAAACTCGGCATCGTGTATAGATCTTGTTACTGTACACATGTAGTTACATGCTGGACATCGGTAGTTATAACTAGCCACAATCTGCTCCACTATCTATAGGTGTGGGAGCGGTTAGTTGCATCCCACACATATCACATTCCATTTCAAGATCATACCAGCCTACTAGTCTAGTGTCTTCATCAAAGATTACCTTAAGATTCATAACCGTACACCCGCAAATACATGCAAATGTAGGCACACCTTTAAGGCTGTGGTTCATTTTGCTGAGCAATTTTCATGGCGTTGTATTCCCAAAACATACGATAGTATGTTTCGTCATAAGCAAAACGCTTCATGTGTTTAACTGTTGCTCCCGTGTGGGCATAGAGTGGAACATCCGCGTTCCACATATGCTTAAAGAAGTTGATGTCTTCTGATACAAACTTATCTCCCACTCCGGTCTCGTTAAAAAATGGAATGTTACCATGCTTGGCACGCATCTTTTCACCCACACTGCGATGTAGAAATAGTAAACCAAAACCAGCAGCACCAATACGAACCAGTGCATTAAGCGGTAGCGGATGTACATAACCTAACTCATGTGGGTTATCAGTAAAGGTAAACAATGCGGGATAAGGAGTCATCATTGATTGCTCGTTCTCCTTGGAGATAAAGTATACACCCGAAACTGCTGGCTTGCTAGTCGGGTCACACTCATTCCAAAGTGCCTGAAGTACCTGATTTGTAAGGACTATATCACTATCAACCCATAAGATCCATGGGTAATCTGTGTGGTCCATCCAGTAATCAAAGCCTTCTTGTCTTTGTCTTCCTATCTGATTGCCTTGGATTCGCATAGCAGATTTAATAGGCACACCTGAGCCAAGGATTGAGTAGACCAATCCTTCAGTAAACTTACCATCTGTTGTTCCGTTGTCACACCAACAAACAATGATGTTGTCATTCGTCATTGGCTTCAACGCTGTCTTTACCGGAGACTTCTTCTTGTGTCCTGTCTTCGTCATGAAATGGTTTCCATCCACCTAGCGATTGTGTCATTGTAGTGATGGCACGTTGTACTTTCATACGAGCACCATCTGGTGTAGTCTTTAATACTTCAGCAACTTTAGACCATTCAAGGTCTGGGTTAGCAAAGCGTACTGCAAGTACATATTGCTTTAAGTCACTTAACTTATAGTATGCTTTGGCTATATCTGAACGTAATGCTAGCCAGTTCATTCCATCTTTAACATCACTACCTTTGATTGTGCTGCCCAAGTCTTTAATCTTGGCTGGCATATCATATGATTCTGTAATAATACTAGGTAAGAATGCTTCGATAACTGATGCATCATAATAGTATCGGTCAGATAAGTCGTACCCTGCGGTACGAGCCTTTTCTTTTTCGCAATACTTTAAGCATTGATTGCGTAGTGAACGAGCAATCAGTTTGTCCTTATCTCTATCATCAAGAACCAACCACTCACGAAACTTACGTGGATGGGTAACAAACCACAAGTACATCTCTTGTTGAAGATCATCAATGTCTACCATTGCATACTTGCGTTTGTATTCTGCTGCTATTTGCAGCATCATATCTTTGTAAGGCAACCATTCGTTAACGCTATGCTTCATGGCAAATGCACCTCGGCGTTGACTATAGGCACTGCATATGGAATGACAGCGCTACCTTCTTGAACAAGGATACCAATACCATGATGCCAGTTAGCACTATTACTGGTAAGATAAGTAGCCTTTTTAATGTCCATAAGATTGCCGACTTCAAGACCCCAACGAGTTTTCATTCTGCCATTGAAGCCAGTCACCTCATGTTGTAATCCCAACTTATGTGTGTGACCACATACGACAGACTTACCCAATCGCTTGGCAAGACTAAGAGCGGTGCCACCCGGTACTTGTACACTGCGTCCTTCATCACCATGTGCCATAACCCAACCCGGCAATAACTCTCTGAATCCTTGTAGGTATTCAATATCAAGTTTGTTATAACCAAGCAGTTCTTCAATCTCCAATGAGCGAAGACTAGACATACCCGGTCCATACTTGTTGAGATAGGTTTGGATACGATCGGTGTGGTTAGAGCGCTGGATAATAAACGGCTTACCTTTACCCAAAGCGGAGCGAAACTCTGCCATAAGATCTGTTGTCTGATCAATAGACTTCTGTAATGTACCAGAGTATTCACCAGCCATGCCTTTGTTCCAGCGGCTAACTTCAGGTGCGTCTAGTTCATCACCAACACACCATAGTTGATCTGGCTTATACCAACGTACAAAATCCACAACCGCAGCGACACTTGATGCGTGTTGGTACGGAACTTGTAAGTCCGACAGCACTACTATTCGTTGCCCCATTTGGTAATCCTTCCCATTGTCCTTGTTGTACTAGGATGCCAATGATGGCATAGTTTGCGAGATCAATGAAGGTATCTCTAAGTGATTCATAGTTCGGGTTGTCATTGTTGCTCTCGAATAAATGACTAAACCGTTGGAGTTTATCGAACATACGGACACGTAAACCATTGTACGCTCCACCCGGGGAGAGCGATATGTTAAGCGGACCGTAGTCTTCTTGCTTACGAATGAGGATGGCGCGGAGTTCAGCCAAGATGTCGTCAACATTATGCACGTTCATCTGTGTCGTCCAGTACTTTGTTAACTCGTAGTTCAAAGTTCTTCATTGATTCAATCACTTGAAGTTCCTTCCATACTAAGTCAGCCTGACCCATAGGTGCTGNAACAAGTAGTGCAGCCATACCAATTAAAAGTTCTTGTGCTTCGGCAACATTGTTTTTGCTCACCCAATAAATATCATAGAGTGCTCCAATAATATCAAGTACTTTGGTGTCTGTAACTTGTACTCCAACACTACCTTCCATTGTTTCAATGTAATCCCAAATGGTTTCATCCAGAGGTAATACAAGTTCTGATTCGCTCATCTATCCAATCCTTCCCTAAAGAAACGATGACGCTATTTACGTCTTCGCCTTCCGGCATTGGTATCACTGTTGCGTTGGGCAACTCACGTGCTACCTGCTTACCGAAGTCACTGCCTGCTTTATCTCCATCAGCCAGTAAGATAACTGTATCATAGTCATCTAAAATACGGGTGTAATGTGGCTTCCAACTATTTGCGCCGGGTATCCCAACCGTTGGATGTCCTGTTTTAACCGACAATGCTATTGCATCCATTTCGCCTTCGGTGATGCAGATATATTTATGTGCTTCAAAGCAGGCACTAACATTAAACATGGTGGTCTGTGCTCCGGGCATACCCATATACTTGGGTTCTTCTCCATTCATTGAGCGGAACCTAATATCTACTACACCACTGGGTGTGATGTATGGTATGGCTAGTCTACCTGTAAACTTTTCATGACCGGGCAGTGGATCTTCGACCANTCCCAGATGAAAGGTGGTTGCNTCGTCTACCGATAGCCCCCGTGTTGCTAGGTAACTCTCGGCTAGCCCTATCTNTAGGGCGTACAGTTGTGTTGCTCGAAGTAAGAACTGTCGTTGCGTACTCGATAGCCTCAACTAATGTGCCTCCTCTTTCTAGCATAATCAAATCATAGGTATCGCCTTGNACTCCACAACCATGACACTTAAATCTATTGATGTCATAGTTAACTGCAGCACTAGCGTTGCTATCGTCATGGTATGGGCAGCGCATCTTGCGCCACCCACTGCCACGACTAGGCACTGTTACACTGATATGGTTAAACCATTCTTCAATGCTGTGCTTGTCCATTCTTATCCAATACTTTGCGTAGTAGTTCTACCCATACATGGGCTGGCATGGTGCAGTACCAATCGGCAGGGCTCCCCTTGCCTTTACGCTTGTGCCACACCACACCCGTCCATGCTTTGTCATTAGTCATCTCGACTATCAACTCTTCTGTCCATCCTGCTAAGTTCATTTTAGCATGGTTCTTAATCTCAATGGTAACGCCCGGGATACCAGAGATGTCACCCTTATCTAGGGTGGCACCTGCTAGTCGTCGGTCTACATAAGGGAACCATTGCTTAAGATACTTAACTACATCTCGCTCTGCTTCTGAGCCTTTGGCTTTAGCAGCGTTACTCATTTATAAGTCCATCTCTTCTTGGTCGAATGCAGTAGATGTGTAGTCACGAACTATGTCTTCAAGATACATAGAAGCAGGATCAAATGACATTTCAATGTATGTGTTTCCTGTCTGGTCTGCCCTACCATATCTATTTTTTACTGGTGCTATACACAAGTAAGAGTCAATGCCATTAGGCAAAGACTTTTGTCCTACTGTAAGCACCATCGCTGGTATCTGTGCCACCTTCCCTTGCAATGCTGAACGCGGTTGACATGGATAGCCAGCCGTTCCTTCTTGCGTATGGTGTAATACTAACACAGCAGCATTGGTATCTCTTGCAAGATACTTTAACTCTTTCATGATCTGCCTCATGGCAGCGAACTCTTCATGTCCATCTAGTGCAATGTCCATTAGGTTATCTATCACAATAAGCGTAGGGCTTCTACCCCACATAGTTTCAAATGCTGTGACTTCTTCGTCAATATCTTTTAGCGTTGGACTTGGTTCAAACGACCAGTACAAATGACTGTTCTCTGACAAGATTGATTCCGCAGTATCAGGACTGTTAGTCATGATTGTCTCTGCCTTTTGCTGCGTTACTTTTCCTGTCATTGCTAGCAGGCGCATAGCCATAGTGTGGGCATTAGTATCAGCCGAGAAGTAAAGTGTTGGTTGCTTTAGTCGCGCTGCAATATGTAACGCAACTGTAGACTTACCGGCACCCGGAGTTCCGGCAATGATAGTTACTTCTGCCCTACGCAGAATCATACCTGCGTCATTGAATGAACGGAAGGGAGCCGCTAATGGCTCCCCTCCTATCTCACTCTTACGTATAGAACGACGGAGTGTTTTCATCCATTACTTAATGCGTTCCGGTACGAATGTACCCCAGTCAGGAGACTTAGCATCTAGGTAAATAGTCTTACACTTAGATGGATCTCCCTGTGCAGAGGCACAGAAGTAGCCCTTGTATACACCACCACCCTGCTTAGATGCTCCTTGAATAGCAGTCATCTTGCCGTGTGGACACTGGCGTCCTCCGCCCCCAAGTGGAGCAGGAGTATAGGCTGGTGTACTAATAACCTGACCACCTAGTTGCTGTGCAATAGTACTGGCTGCTGTTGATACTGCAGATGCTGGTGTTACACCACGCACTGCTGCTTCTAGTTCTGTTACTGCTGATGTAACAGATGGTAAGGCAAGTGCGACAATAGAATCTAGTTCTTCGCTAGACTCTGCTCGTACTGTAACAAGACTACCTGCTGCTGTCTTAACTGTGATACTGATAGGTGCTTCGGTGCTACTCACTTATCTCCTTCGGTTTGATAAACCATTCACAAGAGTCGGTCATACCGCACATCTTGCAGTGGTTAAAGTTGGGCAGGAAGATACCTGCCTTTCGTGCTTTGTCGAACATGTCAACGATAGTTTCGATCTTGTCGTCGGTATACTCGGCAAGATTGAACTCGATGCCCAGTTCACCCTTACGTGCCATCCAGTAGTAACCTTTAGTTACTTCCAGACCATAGACTTTACGTAACCCGTAAGCGTAGAACCCTAGTTGTAGTGAAGATGTTATGGCATTCTTGCCTGTCTTCAAGTCAATGATAACATACTCATTGGTCTCTGTGTTATAGAACACGCGGTCAATAAACATTTTAACTGTGACTCCATTGACTACCGGTGATGCTTCAAGTTCAATGGCTGGTGTGCCGTCGTCTAGGAGTGGAATTACTAAGTGATGGTTTTGACTGCGCCATCCAACCCAGCGTTCGTACATTTTAAAGCCATTGGTAAACCACCAGTCTTCACCTTCTGGGTTACGCCACGGTGATGCTACTCGCCAGCCAGATCTATCTCCTGAATACTCAGGGCGTTCCTCAGCGGTGGCATCCCACCATTTCTTCCACTCTTGAACTAGTGTCATAAGTATGTACCTCGATCGTACTCTTCGGTAGCCCGGTGTACTGCACTGCCACCATAAAACCACCATGCAGATTTCTCTTGGACTTTCTTTACTCGGCTAAGAAAGTATAGCCAACCGCAGTCAATCCATGTGGTAAGGGCAGAGTACGAGATGTGTTCAGGTAGTTCATAGTCATCAAGTGTGACCATTAGTTCTCCTTAATGTTAGACTGGATGGGCAAGGAAAAGGAATTAAACTTGCCCAGTCCAGCGTGGTAAGCATACACCATAAGGATAAGCCCTTAACCTTATGAGACGGTGTGTATGCTAAAACTATCCTCTGTTAAAGGTGGGTGTTGTTAAAGCAATCAGTTTGGCTTTCGTTTCTATAAAGTGTGACAGCCAAGTGGCTGCTTCACTTCGGCTATAGAGTGGACCAAAGTATACTGGTCCCTCATTTGTGTCTACTAGTACAACATAAGAACCATCGGCTAAGTAACCGGGCAGTATATCAATGTCTGGTTTCATGGCAAGTTCTCTTTCATCTGGTCGTGTAATTTATCTGGGTCATCTTCTTCATATTCTTTTTCTTGTTCATAAAAAGCGGGGTCATTTATCTCCATTAGAAATCAAAGTCTTTATTAGACCAGCCGGTAACTGGTATTGCTAACTCTTTAGTATTAACATAATCATTAATCCTATCCAATGACTTGTCAAGATTGGTGTATACTTCCTCACGCCTAGCATACTTAGCATCAGATGTATACCTACATTGGCAATCGTTAAAGACTGAGTTGCAATCAATACAAAATCCACATGACCAACATGTGTTATCTGCTTCCATTATATCATTGAT